AGAACACCCCACGGCACCCCTAGCACCCCCTAGGCAGGGCACCCCCCCACGCGCGTCTAGGCCACCACAGGCCTTGCGTGGCCTTGTCAGGGCCAATGGGTGCCATGCCTCGCGCCTGAGCGTGACCCGCGAGCGCCTGAGCGCCTGCCTGCACGATCCGCGCCCACCTCTGCTATCCCCTGCTTTGTTTCGCCCTGCCCTCGCCGGGCACCACAGGGGACCGTGGGCACCACAGGGGACCGTGGGCACCCTAGGCGACCACAGGCCACCCTAGGCGACCACAGGCCACCCGCCAGCCCTCACGGGCACCCTCGCGCACCCACAGGCGCACCACACGCACACACAGGCCCGCGCGAGGCCGTGGGGGGGTGCTACAGGCGCAGGAGGCCCTATCCGATACGACCACGCCCCGGACACGTCTTGCCCGCGTAGCGCACCCTCACGGGCCTGCACGGGCACACACGCCTGAGCGCCTGCACGGGCGGGCTCGCGGGCACCCGCAGGCACCTGAGCGCACGGGCGGGCAGAGGCGGGCACCCGCGGAGGCGGGCGGGCAGAGGCGGGGGCGCAGAGGCCCGCGCGTGAGAGGCCCTCGGGGGACCTCGGGGACCCTAGGTGGCCCGGGGGGCGTCGGGAGGCGTCGGGGAGGGTGAACGCGGCGCACGACGCGCGTGTCACGCGATACGCGCGGAGCTATTGTCCACCCTATCGGTGGGGTCTGGGGGGCCACCAAGCCCCTCCCCTGCTTTTTTTGGGCCAGTGGTGGGCTGGAGAGAGGGACTTATCCACAGGCTTGAGTGATAGGGGGGTTTACGGCTTATCCCGGATATGACCCTTTGAAGGGGCGGGGCGGCCACGGCGGCCCGGCGAGGGAACCGGCCTCAAGGCCCGGTTACAGGACGGAGCGCCTAAGCATAACGCCCCTACCCTACTGGTGGTCACCGCTACGACCTCCCAAGCACCCTCCGGTCTGCCGGAGCTTCCTTGGGGGGTGGCGAGAGTGGCCGGTCTCGGGGGGGAAGCGTAGGGGCCACCACCGGCCCCCTGATGAGACCCGAAAGGTCGAAACGCTATGATCCTGATCCTGAACCATCGCACCCTGAAAGAGATGCACAAGGCGACGCGCATCGCCACAGTGGCCGGTTACAGGCTCTTTGAGGACCCGATCAACGGGGACGAAGCGCCCCTGATTTGTCAGATCAAATCGAACTTCTGGCGGACGGACTTCTATGAGGCCCCCACGGTTGAGGAGCTTCTCGAAAGCCTGCCCGGCATCTCCTAATCACCCTCCCACGGCGGTCACCATATCGGGGCCGCCGTGGGAAGGGAAGCGTAGGGGCCAACACCGGCCCCCTGATGAGTCCCGAAAGGACGAAACGCTATGATCACCGCCACGGAACGCGAGGCCGCCGCCGCCGATTATGGGCTGGCGCGGGTTCAAGAGGAGCGGATTTATACCGCCTTCAACGCTTGTCACGCGGCCTTCAGCGTGAACCCCGACTGCCCCGATTTGCGGGCCGCTTTTGACAGCCTCTATGAGGCACACGGCAAGGCACACGCCGTCGTCAACGCCGCCTTTGCCCGTCTAGGCGTGACCCTGTGACCGCCGCCCTCCTGATCAACCTCCCCATTTTCGCATGGCTGGCCTTCATGGCCGTCGCCCTCCTCACCCTTGGAAAGGTCCCCGCATGAAACGCAGGCCCGCCGCCCCCCGCAATCACGCCCTGCCCGCCTGTGTCTGGCCCGGTGGGGCCGGTGGGGCCGCGACAAGGCCCGCCATTCCCGCCTGTGAAAAGGCACGGCTGGCCCTAGCACCCGGCCCGGGGCCGCGCCCCGCCTTCATCACCCTTGGAAAGGTCCCCGCATGATAGCCTTCCGCGCCAACCTCCCCGACGCCCTCCGCCGCGCCACGCAAGAGGCGGTGCGGCTCACCCGGGACACGGGGACCCGCTACGCCGTGACGTATGAGCCGGGCCTGCTCGCCCCGCACCGTCGGGCCTCCGCCGCCTACGTCGTCGCCGCCCATTAGGGCTTGTTTCCCACCCTACGCCGTGCAATATCCCCACCTTAACCCGAAAGGCCCCACGCCATGTTTTCCGTGATCACTGTCTATTCCACCGGCTCCGACCACGAGGGCTTCTATGGGACGTTCCCGACGGAAGCCGACGCCGAACTCGACCTCGACACATACGGATGGAACGGGAACGGGTGGGCACGTCTTGTCCGCCCCGCGACTTGGCAAGAGATCGCCGCCCGCCGTCTCAATACCTGTGAGTGGGTCCGCCCGGTCTGGACCGGGGAAGTCTTTTGGCAAGAGCGCAGCACCGCCATTCACCAGCACTTCGCCCACGTCTCGACCGACGACGCGACGATGATCGCCTTCACCCCGGACGCCGCGAAGGGCGAGGCCGGACGCCAGACCCGCATGAAGCCGGGCCGCTACCTGAACCGTTTTTTCCCTGAGCTTGGCGCGAAGCGTATCGCCTTCATGGCTGAATGGTGGGTCAGTGGGCAACGCCCCGCCGTCGCCCTTGAGGGCGCTATGGCCCTCGCCACAACCGGCGATGAAATCGTCTCGGTCTATGAGGCCGACGTTGACTCTTGTATGCAAGGCGAGGACTGCGTCCGCGTCTATGCCGCCGGGGACCTCGCGGTCGCCTACTGGACCGACGGAGAAGGCGAGGTCACCGCCCGTGCCCTGTGCTGGCCCGAAAAGGGCGTATATGGCCGGGTCTACCCCTCCCCGGACGATGAGAACGAGGGCGACGAACGCGCCTTCGGCACCGCCCTCTTGCAAGCGATGGAGGCGAAGGGTTGGACCTCCGCTCGCCTCCGTGGGCAGGGCTTCAACGGCGCCCGCCTCCTGAAGGTCTGCGCCGACGACGGCGGCTATGTGATGCCCTATCTCGACCACGGGTATGGCGTGAATGACAACGGGTGCGAGTGGGAGATGAATACCAACTACGAACATTCCTGCGACAGCACGGGCGGCACGATTGACGCCTCGCCCGCGTATGACTGGACCTGTGATCATTGCGATGAGGGTCAGTTTGACGACTCTTGCTCGACTGAGGTTGTCACCTACTTCCGCGACGGTCACCCCTGCGGGGAGCAATACTGGTGCCAGCATTGCGTCACCCATGACGCCTTCATCTGTGAAGGTCTAGACATGGTGATCAGCTACAGCCGCGCCTCCGTTGAAGTCGACGGGCAGACCTACGCTGAGGCCCACGCCCTGAAACTGGAGGAGGACGGCGTCCTGTTCCGCGACGCGGACGGGGGCTTCACCCACGATGAGCCGGAAGCCGACGACGTGACCGCGGAGCAGGCTTGCTGGGCTCTGGGCGTCGCCCTCACCGTCATCCTCACCCACCTCGACACCGTCCACGGTGCAATCCAAGAGGCCGCCTGATGCCCACCCTAGCCCATATTAACCCCCTCCCCGTGGGTCTGCCCGTCCTGATGGATATGCTGACCTACCGGAGGCCCGCGTGGGGACCGACGGAGGGCCTGTTTATCGACAGGTTCCTCGCCCCACTCCCCGGGATTGCTCAGGACACCTTCGGAAACCTGTGGCTAACCGTCCCCAACGACGACGGCTCCGACCCGCGCGTCCTGTTCTCCTCTCACACCGACAGCGTCCACCATATCGAGGGACGCCAGAGCGTCGTCCGTAACGGTGCCATGGTGACCCTGCGTGACCCGGGCAAGTCGTCCAAGGGCCTGTCCAACTGCCTAGGCGCGGACTGCGCGGCTGGCGTCTGGATCATGCGTGAGATGATCCTCGCCGGGGTCCCCGGGGTCTACGTTTTCCACCGCGATGAGGAGAGCGGCGGGCGCGGGTCGAGCTGGATTGCCGACACTCATCCTGAGTGGCTGGCGGGGTTCGACGCGGCCATTGCGTGGGACCGCAAGGGCTACAGCGACGTAATCACCCATCAGGGGTCCCGGACCTGCTCCAACGCCTTCGCGGACAGCCTAGCGGCTGCTCTGGGCGGGACGTTCGTGGCGGACGACACCGGCCTGTTCACGGACACGGCCATGTATGCCGGACTCATCCCGGAATGCACCAACCTCAGCGTGGGCTACTTTGGCCAGCACGGGCCGATGGAGAGCCAAGACACGGACTTCCTCGTCGCCCTACGCGCCAAGGCCCTCACCGTGGACTGGGCATCGCTTGTCATCGCCCGGGACCCCCTCGTCGATGATGAGCGCCCCTCCTACGCATGGCCGGACAGCTACCCCTGCACGGCCACCTCCTACGGCTCCAACGACTACGACCGCTGGTTCCGGGAGCGTGACGATCCCAACGACGCCCCGCCATTCCGTAGCACGGCCTCCGGGTTCGACAGCATGGCCGCCTTCGTCCGGGAGAACCCGGACCTCGTCGCGGACTATCTGGAGACCTGCGGGTTCACCCTCGAAGACCTCACATCCCACTGTAACTAGGACCCCACCATGTTTGAGATTTACCACCGCTCCAGCCCCACGGGCCTCACCTACACCGGCAAGGGTGCCCACCGGGCGGCCCTCGCCGCCGCGCGTGACCTCAGCTACGGGGACGCCCGCGCCCACTACCACGTCGTCCAGCGCAGCTAGGTATTGACACGGAGGCGATCCCCCCACCATATCGCGGTAGGAGAGGGCTACTCATATACCCCGTCAAGCGGGTTAACCAGAGAACATAAGGCCATGCTTTGCCCATCCCGAGACATCGGCCGCGCCCCACCACGGGGACCATCCTCCCATTCATCAAGGACCCGGAAGTAGCCAATCATGAACGACCTACAGCCCACCACAGCAGACCTTCTGTCTCGGTTGCCGTCGAGATCGCTCGGAGACTTAGAGACTCTGGTCAAGGCGTCAGCCGTGCTGGCAGCCGAGGCCCACGAGAAGATGACCGTTCGTCAGACGTTGTTCTTCTTCGCGGTCGCCTACCACTCGCTCGCCGGTCAGTCGATCAACATTGCCCGGCTCCGGGAGATTTACTCCCCACTCGGTCGGTCGATTGAGAAGTCGATCAGCCAGTTTCTGGAGCCCTCCCGGGTGTCGCCTGACGCTCTGGGGTGGATCGCCCAGACCGTGGACCCGGATGACCGCCGCGTCCGCTACCTGACCCTGACCCCCGAGGGCGCCGACGTGGTCGGGGCCGTCGTCGAAGCTATGAGGACACACTGATGAGACTGTTTCAGAAGGCGACGGGCATCTGGTCCGTCGACTACGTCGACCCCGGTGGCACCCGCCGCCGCGTCTCGACCGGGGAGCGGGACTACGCCGCCGCCTTCAAGCAGGGCAAGCGGCTGGCCACAGGCAAGGTCGAGCCCATCATCGACCGCGCCCCTGAGCCTGCCACCCCGCCCAGACCCAAGGCCACCCCGGCCACCGCGTGGACCATGGACACCCTGTGGACCCACTGTGAGCGCACCGTCTGGTCGCCGCGCCTGTGCCGGTCACAGGCCACGATCCTGAGCAACCTGAAAATCCTCCGCACCGTCATAGTGCCCTCGCCGGACACCGGCAGGCCTATGCGGTTCGCGGACCTGATCCCCACCATGGTGCGGAAGCCGACACTCGACGCCCTCACCGCGGCCCTGTTCGAGCGCGGCTACGCCTCGGCCACCGTCAAGCGCAAGGTGGATATGGTGGGCCGGTCGCTGGCGGAGGCCGTCGACCTCGACCTCATCTCGGGCCGCCCGAAGATGCCGACCATCGACAGCGGCAAGCCCCGCGAGAGGGTCATCACAGAGGCCGAGGAGGCCGCTGTGTTCGCCATCGTGGCCTCGCGGACCCAAGAGGAGCCGGGACGCCCTTGGCGGCGCTACGGGCACCTCCTGCGGTTCCTGATGGACACCGCCTGCCGTCTGGGGGAGGCCCTCGCCCTCCGCCGGTCATGGATCGACGAGACGGCGCAGGGGTGGGTCCTGAACATCCCCGGGTCGACGACGAAGAATGGCAAGGGCCGGAGCATCCCGCTCACCCCCGCCATCGTCGAGAGCCTGCCGTTCCTAGAGGCCAACGCCGCCAACGACGGGCGACTATTCCCCTTGTCGGCAGGCACGGCGCAATACTTCTGGCGCGAGAACATCGTGCCCGACGCCAAGCTGGCGGGCTTCGACCTGACGGACGCCGTGCTGCACACCTTCCGGCACACCAAGCTCACCCGGCTGGCCAAGCTGCCGACCTTTGGCATCCACCGCGTCTCGACGTGGGCGGGCCACTCGGACATCTCAATCACGGCGAAAGTCTACGCCAAGCTGGACGTGAACGACCTCTGGGGAGGGGTGGCGTGAGCCGCTTTTCCCCATCCCCACCATGTAGCGGCTTCCCTGTTAATGGGATGTCGGTGGGTGGGCGGGTCACCCCGGTCTGGGTGGGCACCCTGCGGGGTGCCTCTCAAACCCAGTGGTGGCGGGCTCCGCGTGGCAGTCCCTAGTCCAACGAAGCCCTGATTATTCAATGGTTTCAGTGCCCTTTCGCGGGGGTGCCATCTCAAATGGCACGTGGCGGGGCCTATCTGGCACCCCCCGAGTCACCCCCGATCCTCTCTATCCCACACCGTATGCCGGAGGCTTTGGCACCCCCACCCGGGGGCGTGGCACCCTTGGCACCCCTGAAAGAACCCCCCCATGACACGCAAGTACCGCATCTTGAACACCGAGCCGGGCCACTTCTTCGCCCAGTATCGCTTCCTGCTCAGCTGGGAGGTCCTCAAGCCCTTCGACGTCTACGCAGGCTTCTTCCGGTCCGAGGTCGACGCCCGCAACCGCATCGAGGTGGACATCCACCAGAGCGAGCATGCCGCGGCCATCCGCGTCACCCGCAAGGCTCTCCTCAGGGGGTACCCGAAGGTCATCGCCTACGTCCGCAAGAGCGTGACATAACGGCAACAGTTTTCTTCCACCCACCCTTGGGCCGCAGAATACCAGAGCAGGATACCTCAGGTCACCTTTGGGTACCTCTGGTTGCCTCTGGTGTCCTCGGCTCCGACAACCACGGAGACGACCATGACAGACCCCTTCATTGACTTCGGGAAGATGCCCCGCCTCAGCCGAGGCTGCACCATCACCGAGAAGATCGACGGCACGAACGCTCAGGTGTTCATCCCGGACGACCTCAGCTACCTCCGCGCCGGGTCCCGCAACCGCTGGATCACCCCGACCGACGACAACTACGGCTTCGCCGGTTGGGTCGAGCGGAACCGCGACGAGCTGATGCTCCTCGGTCCCGGCCGTCACTTCGGTGAGTGGTGGGGCTCCGGCATCCAGCGCCGCTACGGCAGGGCCGGTCAGGACACCAAGACGTTCAGCCTGTTCAACGCCGAACGCTGGCAGGCCACCCCGCCCCCGGCCTGCTGCTCGGTGGTCCCCGTCCTCTACCGTGGTGCCTTCACGGACTCCGCCGTGGACGACACCATCGCCGCTCTTGCCTCGGGCGGCTCCATCGCCGCGCCGGGCTTCATGGACCCCGAGGGGATCATCGTGTTCCACCACGCCAGCCGGACCATGTTCAAGAAGACGATCAAGAACGACGAGAAGCCCAAGTCCCTCGCTGCCTGATCCCCACCATATCCCGCTCACCTGAAAGGACGACCATGACCGACGTTACACGGACGCTCGTCGCCCGCCAGCTTGAGCTGGAAGACGAGAGCCGGGGCCTCGGCTCCGAACGCTACCGCTCCCAGCGCCCGCTCCCGTGGCGCGAGGAGACCGCCTCGACCGAGGAGGAGGCCGAGATGCCCCCCGGTCGCCAGCTCCTACGCCTCACGGTCATCCCCGTCGCCGCCGCTCTGGTGGAGTATCTCAACCGGATCGCCTCGGGCGGGTCGGGGCGCAAGCCCGAGAGCCTCGCCATCCTGACGGCGGTGCCCCCGTCCGAGGCCGCCTATCTGGCCTGCCGGGTCATCGTGAACAGCGCCGGGATCGGCCAGTCGCTACAGGCCACGGCCTTCGCCGTCGCCACCGCCCTGTGCCACCACATCGAGATGTCCGACCTCAAGAAAGCGAACAAGGCCGGATACAAGGGGCTGGTCAAGGCTCAGGCCAAGTCCGGCTTCTCCTCGAAGAAGCAGGCGGCCATCAAGGACATCATGGACAAGGAGGGGACCAAGTTCTCCCCCTCCCAGACCGAGCGGCTCCAAGCGGGGCTGCGGATGATCGAGCTGGTCTGTGACAGCACCGGCCTGTTCGTGGTCGAGGCCGTCGCCGCCGCCCGGGGCTCCATCTACATGGTCCGCCCCACGGAGAGCTGCCGGGACTGGCTGGAGCGCCAACACGCCCGCTGTGAGGTGCTGGAGCCCATCCACCTCCCCATGGTGGTCAGGCCGCGCCGCTGGCGCACCCCGTTCTGGGGCGGCTACCTCACGAAGCGCCCGGGGATGCGGCTGGTCAAGCAATGGACCGGCCCCTACCACGACGAGCTTCGGTGGGTGGAGATGGACGGCGTCTACTCCGCCGTCAACGGCGTCCAGTCCGTGCCGTGGAGGATCAACAAGCCGATCCTCGACGTGATGCGGGCGGTCTGGGACGGCGGCGGCAACCTCGGCGGCCTACCCCGCCGCGAGGACCTGCCCCTGCCCCCACGTCCCGCCACCATCGACGAGGACGACGCCGTGCTGAAAGGCTGGAAGGCCGAGGCCGCGGCCATCTACGCGACGAACGGTCAGCTCCTGTCCAAGCGCCTGACAATCTCTCAGCGCCTCTGGGTGGCCGCCAAGTTCGAGGACGAGGCCGCCATCTACTTCCCCCACGAGCTGGACTTCCGGGGGCGCATCTACCCGACCCCCACGGGCGGCCCCCACCCGCAGGGTGAGGACACCGCCAAGGCCCTGCTCCACTTCTCCACCGGCGTCCCCCTCGGGGCATCCGGAGGGGGCTGGCTGGCCATCCATCTGGCCAACCTGTTCGGCGTCGACAAGGTGCCGTTCGAGGAGCGGGTGGACTGGGTCATGGCCAACAGCGCCGCCATCGTCGACAGCGGTGAGAACCCGCTCGACGGCCAGCGGTTCTGGACCACCGCCGACAGCCCCTACTGCGCCCTCGCGGCCTGTATGGAGTGGGCGGGCTACTGCCGGGAGGGCGAGGCCTACGTGTCCCGCGTCCCGGTCGCCCTCGACGGCTCCAACTCGGGCCTGCAACACTTCTCGGCAATGCTCAGGGACCCCGTGGGTGCCCGGGCGGTGAACCTGATCCCCTCCGACCGGCCCCAAGATGTCTACCTTGAGGTCGCCGCGAAGGGACAGGCCATCGTCGACGCCGCCGACAGTGAGGAGGCCATGGTCTGGCACGGTGGCAAGATCACCCGCAAGATCGCCAAGCGCCCCTGCATGACCTACTGCTACTCGGCCACCCGGTTCGGGATGCAGGCCATGATCCTCGGGACGCTCCGCGAGATCGACGCCGAGAACGCCGCAGCCGGGAAGCCCCCGCACCTCAACGGGGCTGACAACTACAAGGCCGCGATGCACCTCAGCTACGTCCTGTGGGAGGCCATCTCGGAGATCGTCGCCGCCGCTGCCGCCGCCATGACGTGGCTGCGGGAAGCTGCGAAGATCGCCGGGGACTACGGCACCCCCATCTGGTGGACCACCCCGCAGGGCCTCCCGGTCTTGCAGGGCTACCGGGTGGACAGCACCCAACGCATCGAGGTCCACTTCGGTGGGAAGCGGATGCGGGTGTCCATCGCCTCCGACGGGGAGGACATCGACAAGCGGGCGCAGGCCAACGGCATCGCCCCCAACTTCGTCCACTCCCTCGACGCCGCCCACCTGATGTCGGTCGTCAACGCGGCCCACGCCGAGGACCTCACGGACCTCGCGGTGATCCACGACAGCTTCGGGTGCCACGCGGCCTACGCCGGGCGGCTCTCGGAAATCCTGAGAGAAACTTTTGTCGCCCAGTACGAGCCGAACCAGCTTGAGATATTCCGCGACGCTCTGGTCGCGCAGCTCCCCACGTCCAGTTCAATGCCCTGATGCTCGCCGCTGTGGTGAGTGCTGATGCCCTCGGGCTGGACCCCCACGAGGAGATCGCCCGCGCCGCCCGCAAGGTCCGGCAAGCGGAAGGCCCCTTCACCATCGAGCTGCAAGCCCTCCGCGACTACTGCCGCGGCGAACTGACCCACACCTCCTCCTGAACAGAGAACCAGACACCCATGAAGATCATCGTCCCCACCATCCGCACCACCCGAGTCGGCTACATTCACAAGTTCGGCGCTGACATCGTCTTCGACTGCCCAGATCGAGCCAACGTCTACAATGACACCGTCATCACCCCCCTCTATGAGACCCTCATCGTGGGCTTGACGGTGTTCGACCGGGACCTGCGGATCGCTCAGCGGGCCGTCGGCTTCACCCAGCTCGTGTTCTTCACCCTGACCGCCACCCTCATGGTGCCGGTCATCGTCATCGGCGTCACGGCGACGGTGATTGACCGCGGCACCCGCCGTCTGGCCGCCTCCGTGAGCGACCTGTGTGACCGGCTGGGCCTCCCCGGCGTCGGCGTTCGTGACACCTTCGTCCAGCTCTTCCGCCGGGTGTTCACTTGAGCCGCGCCGTTCGCAGCCTCCTCAGCCGTGCCGCTGACGAGGCCCTGTCCAATGACGGCGTCGTCCCCGCCGACACCATGATGGCGCTGGCCGCCGAGGGCTACGACCTCGACATCCTCGACTCCGACATCTCCCGC